CCATTTTGTAAAGAATGTGTTATAAATGAAAGTTTAACGGAGGATGGAAGTTCCATTGACATTGAGAAATTCCAAAGTGTACTTCAACAATTAGATAGACCATATTTGAATCAAATCTATATTGCAAGTATTAAAGAGGGTGAGGGGAACCCTCGTAGGGTAATTGGTTTTTATATGAAAAATGTTAGTACACCGCAGTATCGTGTATTAAGATTTGCTCACAGTGATTTTGGTCATTTGGAAAAAGAAGCCGAATTACAACAAAAGGTAGAGGCTCCAAAGAAGGAAACCACTAAAAAGAGCAAGGAAAAACTAAGTATAAAAAATCGTAACGATTTGAAGGATAAGTGGGGAGAATATACCGATAGTGAATTGTTACGTTTTGAAAAGAAATATCAACAAATGAGCAAGAGTTATCAGATTTTAACCACGTTACATGAAGAGGGTTTAATTGATTTCTGCCGTTTGCAATGTTTATATGAAATGGCAGTAGAAAAGAAAGATATGCAAGAAGCAAAGACTTTCAAATCGTTAGCCGATGATGCTAAGAAAAATGCCAAATTAAACCCACTCCAATTAGATAAGGCAGACTTAACTGCTGGGGGATGCAACAGCTTTGGAGAAATCGCTAGGATTGTAAGTAAACGAGATGGAGTTTGTAAACTTCCATTGAAGTTTTTAAGACAACCAAATGATTATATTGACTATGCCATCTATCAATTCATTGCTTATGAGAGAGCCTTACGAGGGTTGCCTGAGCCAGAGTATGAAGATATTTACAGATGGTATTTAGACGATATTAAAAAATACGAAGAAAAATATGGGGTAGAATTCAACGAAGAACCTAAATATATCCAAGATGAATTTTAAATAATAAGGGGGTGGTGCCACATGAACCACGAAAATGATTTTTCCTATGAAGAGCAATTGGACGTATGGAACGAGTTAATAGCTTACTTTCAATTTTATCCTGATGTCTTTCTCGAATGTATCACACCGTATGATGAAAACGGGAAAAGACAAGGGATTACATTGGGGTCAGACCAAAAACTTATTCTAAGAGCATTGTGTCGCTTTGAGTATTGCCACATTGTTCTTCCTCGTGGTTTTGGTTAAATGGCAAAACCCTTTTAGAATTACTTAGCCTATGTATAGCGGCAGCCTTGACACCAGACTTGAACATTTCCATGTCTGCTCAAACGTTAATGGCAAGTGCCGGTATGTTTGCCGACAAAATGGCAGAGATTAAAAAGTTCTATCCTATTCTTGCCGATGAGATTGTAACCGAGCAAATTAGTAAGGATAGGGTATATATAGAGTTTAAGTCGGGAGCAAAGATAACTAATTTAGAGAATCGACAATCGGCAAAGGGTAAACGTAGAAACTTAGTGTTTTTAGAAGAGTGTGCCTTAATGGATGAGGTAACATATCGTGATGCACTTGAGCCATTAGTATCAGAACCTTACAAGAATATTAGAGACTTCACACCAGTTCCTACAGTTAAGAATCGTCAAGCATTTATTACAACTGCCTATATGAAAAATGAAGCATATGAAAGATGTTTGAAAATGTTTGATGATATGGTTGGACTAAAGAAGACATTTTGCATTGGTGCAGATTATCGACTACCAGCAAAATATGGTCGGGGACGAAGTGCCGAAGAGGTAGAGGCGTTAGAAGAAAAAGTTGGTTTTATGTTTTTCAATACCAACTATCGTTCACGATGGTTAAACACCAATGGTTCTTGTATCGTTAATGTGGACAAACTTCAAGAGTTGCAAGTTTTACCAAAGCCCGAATTAAAGCCAACTAAAGATTCTGAATATTATATTTCTGTTGACGTTGCTCGAAGTACAAAAAGTAGTAACAATGAAACTGCAATTACGGTGCTTAGGGTGAAACGTGACAAGAAGGATAAGGTAAAAAATATACAAGCAGTAAATATGATTAAGTTGCGAAATGGAGCAACATTCCAAACCCAATCCATCCATGTAAAAAGATTGCAAGCACTATATGGTGCAAAAGCAATAGTAGTAGACATCAACGGACTAGGTGTCGGTCTATTGGATGTTTTAATGACTAGTCAAATTGACCCACTAACGGGTAAGGAACTTCCCACATATGATACTATCAATACTGACCACGAGTCAGATGAAAAAGATGCAAAACCTATCATTTGGGCGATTCAAGCACAAAAGAACCAAACAGAAATGATTGTATCTTTTGTTGACAGTGTGGAAAGTGGGATACTTCAACTACTTGAAAAAGTAGACCAAAATAAGATGATGGAAATTGATGAAGATGATGATTACATGATTAATGAATTATTATCTCACATCAGAACGCAACAATTTATTGATGAGGTATCAAACTTAACATTAGAAACATTAAATGGTGGTAGGCTACAAATCAAGCAATTGATTAAAGCAAACAAGGACTTATTCTCTGCAACCATGATGGGAGTTTGGTACATTTTAGCAGAGCAAAACAATGGGATAGAGGAAGAAGAAGATTGGAACTTTGCAGAAGTCTTTTCTTTCAGTGCCCCAAAAATAAGATAATTGAAAAAGGAAGTAGGTGAGATTATGGAAAAAGATATTATTACCAATGAAGAAGATATGAGAATCAAACAAATGGAACTTGAGGCACAAAAAGAATGGTTGGAGTTTCAACGCTCTATGCAAAAGTCAATCATGAACGATGGACGAATTAATGCTCAAACGATTAGGAAGTATGGAAACTATACGGATATGCAAGTTCAAGGCTTCTTAGAAAATCCAAGAGCACATGAGCGTGAATTAAGACACGTTTCCCGTTACTTAGAAAACACAAGTCAAATGTATAAGCGAATCATTGACTATCTCCCATCTATTGCCATTGATTGTCCAATTGTTATTCCTACTAAGGTTGACCAATTGGCAAAGGGAACAGTAGAGAAACAATATCACAAAGCAGTGAAATATCTAAATATGTTATCACTTCCACATGAATTGGTAAAGGTAAGAAAGACGTGTTTTAGGGAAGACATTTTCTATGGGATTGAGTTTGAAACGGATAAAAGCTATTACATTAAACAATTGAATCCCGATTATTGTCGTGTTAGTTCAATTGAAATGGGAGTTTTCAACTTTGAGTTTGACTTTTCGTTTTTCAATTTTCCAAGCACCTTTGATTGTAACACTTCATTGCTAGAAACCTATGAGCAAATAATTCCCGATTTCTTTTACAAAGGTTATCAAGCATACAAAACGAGTGGGTGGAAGAATAGATGGCAAGAGATTCCATCAGACAAATCCATTTGCATTAAATTAAATGAAGATTTAGAATACTGCCTACCACCTTTTGCTAGTATCTACGGTGACATTGATGATATTGAAGATTATAAAAAATTATCAAAGGTTGCCGAAGAACAGAATAACTACCGTATGGTGGGATTTAAGATTCCTTTACAATCTGTAAACAAGAACGAGAAGTCAGACCATTTCGCAATTAAAATGAGTACTGCAAAAACTTTCTATGAAATGGCTCGTGCAAATATTGACCCAAAAATCGGGGTGTTCATGACACCGTTTGAAACTGAGGATATTTCATTTAGTAGTACAAAGACAAATGGTCAAAACAAGGTTGATGATGCAACCACGAGTTTATTTAATAGTTTAGGTTTTAGTCAGTTGCTTTTTAATGCCGATAGTACAACTGCGTTAAAATATTCGGTTGCTACAGATGAGGCAATCCTTTTCAAATTGAATAAGCAAATTGAAAGATGGATTACAAGAAAGTTCCATAAGAAATACAATGGTGCTTTCAAGGTTAGCTTAATTGATGCAACTGTGCTTTCAGTTAATGACAAGATTGACCAATATCTAAAATTAGCACAATACGGCTTACCTACCGTTGCTCACCTAGGAGCCTTGATTGGAATTAATCAATCAGACTTAGTTTCTATGAATTTCATAGAAAATGAAATTTTAGATGTTGCCAACACTTTTATTCCTTTATCATCTTCACATACCCAAACCCACGATTCTAACGAAAACGGTCGTCCCGAAACTAGCGATGATGAGTTATCTGATAGTGGAGCTAGAACAAGGGAGTCGGGTTCTAATGAAACGAAGTCAACAAAAACCACTTTTGTTTCTAAGGAGATGTAATACTATGTTTGTTATAGTGATGAATGAGTATGATAAACAATTACTATTGTCTCAAGGATATAATCAAATTAGAACTTTCATTCAAGGACTCAATACATTTCATTGTGTACTTGTTCGTGGTGATGGGTGTGAAATTAAAGATTTGTCAAAGATGGGATTGCAAGGGGATTATGTGATTACAAGTTCTCTTGCTTTTTAATTTGCACAAAATCGGGAGGGATAAGAAGTGAAAACAAAAATGGAACATGAACTTGTTTTTAGCAATGTAAAACCTTCAACTGTTAATCACTCCTTTGATGAAGCAGAAGTAAGAATCGCTTGTCTAGGTGATAATGCAAACGGTTCTTCGTTTAGTGAGGAATCTTTTATGAAAGCGTTGCCATCATTAAAGAATATTCCTATCGTTGCTTTATACAAAGAAGATGAAGATAACTTTGGAGGGCATGAAACAAGTTATGAAATCAAAGATGGTGATTTCAAGGTAGTGTACAACACTCATCCATTTGGAGTAATCCATGAGTCTGCCAAACAATGGTATGAGATGGTTGAAGAGAATGGTGTGGCAAAGAAATATTTGGTGTCTGAGTGTTTGCTTTGGAAACGTCAGAAATCATACGATTTGGTGAAAGAAAAAGGAAAGTTTTCGGTTTCTATGGAGATTGAAGTTCTTCGTGGGAATTTTGAAAAGGGTTCAAGTATCTACCATATTGATGATTTTATCTTTACTGCAGTTGCAGTATTGGGGGAAGGGGTTGCTCCTTGTTTCAAATCTGCAGAAATTAAATTGTTCTCCAATAACGAAGAGTACACTGAAATGTTGCAAGCATACAGACAATTCGGATTGGAAACTTTTAAGGGAGGTGACAATGTGAAAGAAGATGTAAACATTGTTGAAGAAACTATTGTTGAAGAAGTGGAAGAGAGTGCAATCGAGGATGTAGCAGAGGATACTGTTGTTGAAGAAACAAAAGAGGAAGAGGTTACAGTTGACAACACTGTCTCAGAAGAATCTAATGAAGACGTACAAGAGGAATCTCAAGAGGATGTTCAAGATGCAGAAGAACCACAAGTCAACTATGAGTCAATGTATAACGAACTTCAGGTTGAATATGGCAAGGTGGTTGCCGAACTTGAGGAAACAAAGAAAGAGTTTACTCGTTTAAAAGAATTTGAGAAAAAGATTTTAGAGGAAGAACGTAAAGAAAACGAAGATAAAATCTTTGCAAAATTCTCTATGTTAGAAGACAACGATGAATTCAAGGACGTCAAAACAAAAGCATCTCAATTCTCTTTAGATGAATTAGAAGATATGTGCTACAAAATTGTTGGGCGTTTAGCCTTTGCCGAAAAAGCTAAAGCTAAAACACCAAAAAACACAAGCACAAAGTTAAACTTTAGTGCCGAGAAACAAGAAGCAAAACCTACATACTATGGTGGAATTCTTGGATAGCATTTAAAAATTTAGGAGGAAATAATAATGGCTACAGTAAAAACAAAATCAGTAGAAGCTAAAACTCACGCTTCTGCCGTTGCTTATGATGAATATGCAGTTGCAAACTTAAAAAATGTAAAAGAAACTTTCGTGGGTCGTGGACAATCAGTTGTTCATACTGATGATTTAGCAAACGGAGCAATCGCTTACTTAGGTGACCTAGTTGAGGGAGAAACTCACATTTTTGAAGCACAGGCAACTGGACAAGGTTTACCTTGGGTAATGTTCCGTCCCGAAATTATTGCTCGTGAATACTCTCGTATGGATAAACAATTAGGTATTTTCCGTATGAAGGGTGGAAAAGCACAACCAGCTTGGCACTTAAATGTATTAGATAAAATTGAATATTCTGAGTGCTATTTTGCAGAAGTTCCAACATTAGGGGACATCTTTGAAATCAAAACTTTAGGAGCTAAATTCACTAAAAATGATTCTGCAACTGGTTATGTTTTCAAAGTTGTTGAAATTAATGAAGTACGCACACCAGTGGCTTTCTCAGGGGATTATAAATTAATGCCAGAAGCTCGCAAAATGTACACTGTGCAATTAATTGAAAAAGCCTAGTCATGGGTTATTTAAAATCTTAGGGGGAAACAATAGTGGATATTAAACAAAATTTAACTAAATTATTATTAGAGAACTATCGTGGTACTGGAGCAGTTGCCACTGAGTATTCTAATATGTCAAAAGAAGAAAAAGATGATAAAATTCGTCAAGCATTCTTCTCAGTATTAGGAACAAAAGAAATCAAAGATGAAATTCAATTAGCAAAATTATTACGTGCTAAAGGAAATGAAGTTTTTGAAATCATTGAAAACGTTATCACAGAGGGAATGATTCGTGGAGATTGGCGAAACGCTTTCTTCGACAAGTTTGTTGAAGAGCACAACTTAGACTTAGGTGATGAAAATACTTTCTACATCGAAGGTGAAAATGAATTACAGGTTGCAAAAATCGCTGGGGACGGAACTACAGTAGACCGTCAACGTATTGATAATGGACACATCTTAACTGTTGATATGGATACTTACGGTATTGCAGTTTACGAATATTTAATTCGTGCTTTAACTGGACGTACTGACTTTGCCGTTTTAGTTGCTAAATTAAATGAAGCAGTTGAAAAAGCAATCAAGCAACAAACTTATGTTGCATTCCAAGGGTTATTAACTAAATTACCATCTTATTATACTCATACTGGTACATATGACAAAGAGAAAATCTTAGAAGTAATCCAAGCAGTACAAGTTGCAACTGGAGTTAAACCACAGTTAGTAGGTACTTCTTTAGCTTTATCTAAATTACAAAATAAAGAAATTGTAAACTTCTCAGACTCAATGAAAGATGAGCGTAACCGTCAAGGATACATTAGCACTTGGGAAGGATATGCTTGTGTGGAAATTGAGCAAACTCAAAAGATTGGTAAACCAGGTACTTTCAACTTCTCAAATGATGAAATCTATGTAATTGCTGGTCATGAGAAACCAGTTAAATTAACTTTACGTTCAGGTTTAATCGACCCTAATGGTTCAGGTGTGCGTTTCCAAGACCGTTCTATGAACTTCCAATACGAGTTTGATTTCGGATGTGCAGTAGTCTGTGCAAATGCTTTAGGACGTATTTCTTTAGCTTAATCACAACCTAATACAATGCCAATTTTGACACCACCTTCGTTGAGGGTGGTGAAATAAGTTGGTATTGTACATCAGATGGGAAGTAGGTGAACAAATTGAAAGAAACCTTTAGAATTTTAAACCCCAAGCAAATTGACACTTTTATTAAAAATGGTTGCACACCTATTGGTTGTGGGGTTGGTCGTGGTAATAAAATCTATGTTGATTTTAAAAATGATGACCACTTTTGTGTGATTTTAAAGAAATGGCAAAACCATGAATTTAACAAATAATTTGAACAGGAGAGATTTGAATGACAAAGAAAACTGAAAAACAAATGCCTCAATTAACTCCGGAAATGTTTGAAGCATTTCAATTATTTTTGGAGCAAATGAACCAAACGGAAAATAAAAAAGAAACAACAAAGACAGTAAAAAGACCAACCACTAATTCCGAAAAGATTACCAAAAAGTATTTGCGTGATAAATATAAAGACCGTACCATCACTGTGACAAATGCTACTAACGGAACAGTATCTTATGTATCCAAAAAAGGTGGGTTCCCTTATGTATGGAGTGGCTATGGTGATAGCGATGAAGTAGCAATTGATGATTTATTAGTTATGCCACCAAAATATTTAACTACTCCTTGGTTACTAATTGACACAGATGAGGAAGAGGTTATTGAGGGGTTAGGTTTAACAGAGGTGTATAAACACATTGCCATCTTAGACAAAGTGGATGATATTGACTCTTTAACAGTTGAAGAATTGGAAGAGGCTTGCAATGTCTTTGTAAAAAAACAAAATCGTGAGTTTGTTCATCATATGGCTACACGCATTCAAGAAGCAATATTAAAAGGGGAATTGGTTGACTACCGAAAAATTCAACAATTCGGAAAAATCTTAGACAAGGATTTTAGCACAATTAAAGAAGATTAATTTATTGGAGGTGGTATTTGTGAGCGAGGATTTTGTAGAAGACTATGAAATTGATGAGGATATGGGCGTAATGCCACCTCTATATAATTTTAATCAAGTATTAAATGTATTTTTAAGTTTAGTTACAGACTTTGATTTAGCCGAAATGGAAGATGAAGATGTTGTTCGAGAAGTGGGGCAAAAGACAAAAATTGCAACATCAAAGATTAGGGTTTTAAAAGGATTGTACTTCAACACTTTTACAATGGATTTTAATAGAATTATTACTGACTTTGAAGCAGTAATTATTGGTCATGCAGTTGCAATTGAGTGGTTAATTCCACAAATTAATTGCATTGAGTTGTTTAGACCTCAGTTATCTTCTAGTGACTTTACACAGTTTAGTAATGCGAATCGACTACAAGAAATGGTGAAACTCAAGAATGATTTACAAACAGATTTAAACAAGATGATAGACGAGTATGATTTTGAAAGTGTGGATTGGGATGATTTAAAATGAGTTATCTTAAACTGTACAGAAAAAAGTTGAATAGAGATGGAAATAATATTCGAGAAAAACGTCTGAATGATAGTAAAAACGCTTTAGACAGAAACTTTGTAGCCATGAATGGATATAGAGAGTGTACATTGTTGGAGCACATGAACTTTACAACAGAAACAAGAGAAAGTGTCCCTTTTGAAATTGTGGTAAAGAGCGAAACAGACGAATTGAAAAAAACATTTCTACTTAGACCGAACTCTACTGTGTCGAATGGTTCTTATATTTCTTTTGAGGGTAGGACATACATCATAAAAGAAACAAACGTTGACCCTATTCTACCTACAAGTAGTGCCTATCTATGTAATCGTGAAATTAAGCTACATAAAGATGACACCCCCATACCTTGTTATACTAACTCAACTACTTACGGTTCCAAGGGTATTTTAGACCAAGAGAAGTTTTATGAGTTAGATTCTAAGACAAAGATTTTTATTCAACGCAATGAGGTCACTGAGAATATGTATATAGGA